CAATGAATTGAATCAGTTTTGAAATATAAATAGTTTTATACCCCCCCCCGGTCACGAAGTTATCTATAGCAGGGGTACCGCTGGAGGGGCCCTTTGATTTACGCGGGACAACTTTTTTGAAAATCCGAAATATACTTTTGAATTTCGATAAAAAGTGAAATTAACTACTACAATTTCCAAATATTCTCCAAACAAGCAATTATACGAACTTATAGACTCTCATTTAGAAGTTAGATCTGAATGTAGGTCTATTTTGTTTTATAACGGCTCAACGATTTGATTTGTGTGCTTTTATTACTAAACTTGAATGAATACTTGTCTTTAGTAAGAAATCAAAACGTTGGCGCTATTTTGGCTGTATGTGTTTCAGGTATCACTATAGCATTAACAATTAACCAGTAAGTTTGACTTGGATAATTATTTGGTCTATAAGCCCTCAACGATTTGTGTATTTCAACGCAAACATCTATCATGAATCAATACTTATCTGACAACTTAAATTAAATAGTTGAAGAAATTTCCGGCATTTTCATACATACCTCGCCATTAATCTAGTGTAAGAGTTCAAAAAGTTTTAACAAAACCCGAACTTTTACAAAAAAATGCGGACTAAGACATAGGAGGTAGTAAACAATGAAAACAGAAATTAAGAATCAAATCAAACAATTGAGGAATGCAGGAAAAGGTTATAAGAAGATTGCTAAGGAATTATCTTTAACACCAAGTGCAGTCAGGTATGCTTGTAACAAAATGAGCGATGAAGAACTGCTTATTGGTAAATGTGAAAATTGTGGGATCAAGATTAAATCCATCAAAGGCAAGAAAAAGAAAAGGTTCTGCTCTGATAGATGCAGGTGGGACTGGTGGAACAATTTCCACAAGAAAAAATGATTGTATCAATATGGGTAATCTATACCTTCATTATCACTTGACTAATCATTGAATTAGAGTGATATATGGTAACGATACAAGGAGGTTAACTAAATGAAGAAAACCATAACCAAATTAGATGCATTACCAAAATTAGGTAAGAAACCTAAAGTCGCTGCCTACGCCAGAGTATCAAGTGGTAAAGATGCCATGCTCCATTCGTTATCAACTCAAGTCGAACACTACAAGAAAATGATACTTGAGAATAACGAATGGGAATTTGCTGGCGTGTATGCTGACGAAGCGTTAACCGGAACGAAGGATTCAAGAGAAGAGTTCCAACAATTACTCACAGATTGTAGAGCTGGATTCGTTGATATGATTATCACAAAGTCCATATCGAGATTTGCTAGAAACACCGTCACCTTACTTGAAACCGTCAGAGAACTAAAGTCACTAGGTATTGATGTATTCTTTGAAGAACAGAACATTCATTCCATTAGTGGTGAAGGTGAGATGATCCTCACATTTCTTGCGACATTCGCTCAAGAGGAATCCAGAAGCACATCAGAGAATATGAAATGGAGAATCAAGAAAGACTTCGAGCAAGGCATCATGTGGGGTGGTAAATCCTGTTTGGGATACAAGTTGGAAAACAAAAGGTATGTTCTTGTTCCAGAAGAAGCCAAGATTGTCAAAACAATCTATCAATTATATCTAAACGGAAATGGTGATGAACAAATATGCAAATTGCTCAATATGATGGATATACCACCAAACAATGGAACAAAGTGGCACTGGTCAACGATAAGGAATATACTAACCAATTACAACTACACGGGAGATTTGATTCTCCAGAAGACTTTTCGAGAAAATCACCTCACAAAGAAAAAGAAAATCAATAATGGTGAGTACGATCAATACTTAGTCAAAGATGATCACGAACCGATTATATCGAAAGAGATCTATCACAAAGCACAACGAATTCGGCAACAAAGACTATCTAAGATAAATTCAAAGCCAGTTATTAGAAAGTATGTCTTTTCGGGAATGCTTAAATGTGGTGTTTGTGGTAGAGGTTATTCCCATAAGAGTACGCCTCATAATGATATTTGGAAATGTTCATATGCATTGAAAAGAGGTGCTCACGCATGTCATTCAAAACAAGTCCCTACCGAAATACTGATAGAAGCTTCCAATAAAATATTGAATAGACAAGAATTTGATGAAGGCTTCTTCAAATCTAAAGTCGAGCGAATATTTGTAATGGTAAATAGGAAGTTAGTATTTGAAATGAAGGATGGCACAAGTGAAGAATACTTCTGGAAAGAAAAGTCAAGAAGTGAATCTTGGACACCTGAAATGCGGGAACAAGCAAGAATCAAGGAACTGAATCGTTTGAAAGCAGGTGTTCATCATGGCTAAAGTTACAATCATACCGTCAACGATCAATCCGATCATTCAGATGTTTATCAACATGACTTCAACGAAAAGGGTAGCTGCTTATGCAAGAGTTTCCACAAACTCTGATGAACAATATACGAGTTATGAAGCACAGGTCACTTACTATCAGAAGTATATTCAGGACAGACCTGATTGGGAATATACGAAAGTTTATGCGGATGAAGGGATCACTGGAACCAATACAAAAAAGCGTGTCGGATTTAATGAAATGATCAAAGATGCTTTGAATGGTAAAATTAACCTCATAATTACCAAATCAATATCGAGATTTGCTCGAAACACACTAGATACGATTTCCTATGTTAGAAAACTGAAAGACAATGGAATAGAAGTATTCTTTGAAAAAGAGAATCTATGGACATTGGATCCAAAGAGTGAATTGATCCTAACCATTATGGCATCTATTGCTCAAGAAGAATCGAGATCCATTAGCCAAAACGTGACATGGGGTAAAAGAGTAGGATTTCAAGAGGGTAAAGTTTCATTTGCCTATAAATCTTTTCTAGGATACAAGAAAGAAGATGTCAAAATCGTGATTGATGAAGATCAAGCAGTGATTGTTAAGATAATTTACCGGATGTTTCTAGTCGAAGGCAAGACAGCCACAGGTATTGCAAGATATCTTAAATCACAGAATATTAAAACCCCCACAGGAAAGTCAATCAACTGGACTAAGAACACAGTCACTTCAATCTTAACCAATGAGAAATACAAAGGAGATGCTTTACTCCAAAAAACATTTACAGATAACTACCTTGAACATTCAGTAGTGAAGAACACTGGACAAATTCCACAATACTATGTTGAAAACAGTCATCCAGCAATTATCGATCGTGATATGTGGGAACAGGTTCAAGTTGAGCTTGGAAGAAGAGAAGCACTTGGTGCACAGTACTCATCATCTGATATATTCGCATCCAAACTCATCTGTGAAGATTGCGGAGGTTTCTATGGTAAGAAGAAATGGCACTCCAATTCCAAGTATTCAAGATTTATCTATCAATGCAATAACAAGTTCCATAAACATAAAGACAAATGCATGACTCCGAATCTTAAAGAAGAGGATATTAAACTCAAGTTCATCATGGCTTACAACATGGCTATGGAAGATAAGGAAAGGATCCTTCAAGACACGATAGAAGTGATTGAACGATTAACCGATACAACAAAACTCGATAATGATATAGCAAAGATTGATGGCGAGCTCATCGTTATATCTGAGTTAGTGAATAAACTCGTCAAAGAAAACGCAAAGTCAAGCACTGACCTTGATGACTACAATAAGAAATATGAAGAACTGTCAAACCGTTACAATAAATTACAAGCAAATCATGATGAAATGATAAGACTTCGAAGTGACAAGCATGGACAAGCACTTAAGATGAAATCGTTTATCGCAAACTTAAGTCAATCAGAAGACATACTCGATGAATGGAGTGAGAGGGTTTGGATGCTCTTGGTTGAAAGTGCTATCGTGCATCGAGATTCAAGGATTACGTTCAAATTTAAGAATGGTGAAGAATCACTAGTTTTATAGAATGTCATATTCATAAACTTAACAACTATTAAGAGATTTGACCATTGCATATATTTATAATTAAGAAGGTGTGATATAATTTTACTTAAGAAGATATCCGGGGGGAATTTATCATGGGTAGTTATAAGTTGCGATTAAAGTAACTATTCAAAATTCACAAATTTTAAATATAAAAATCTTATAGTGCAATTTTTAATCACTAGAATTTATTTGGAATGAGGGATCGATATGTCGTTTTCAATATACTATATGCTGACACCAAGATGTTTGCTGAATTGTGGGTACTGTTTTAGAGATACAAGTAAAGAATCATTAGCTCGTGAGTTAAGTTTGGAAGATAAAAAAAGAACTATTAGCGCTTTAATTGAAAACTTAAATGTTCGAAAAATAACACTTTCAGGTGGTGAACCAACAATTATAGGAGGCGTTATTTTATGTGACTTTCTTGAACTTATAGAGCATATTAAGAAGTATAAAACAATTTATTCTGATTTGCGCATAGAGTTATTGACTAATGCAATTCTGCTAGAAAAAGATGTACTTGTTAAACTTGTAGGAGCTGTAGATAGGATTACTATCACTTTGGATACAGTTAACGAAGAAGTTTTAGAGAAGATTGGGAGGAATACAGTAAAGTACAATAAATATATAGACAGATTTACACAAAGAATGATAGATATGCAAGAATTAGGTTTTGAAACAAAAATACATTCAGTTGTCACACCAGTTAATTTCGATTATTTAGAAGAATTGGCTTTATTTATTAAAGATAATAATCAACAATTCAAGATTAATCGCTGGAAGTTTTATCAATATATGACCTATGATGATCCAATTAAAGATGCAATTTATGAAATTGATGATCAAAAATTTAACTTCATAAGATCAAAAATTACTGAAATTTTGTCAAGCACTAATATTGACGTAACATTCAAAGATAATAAGCTTATGATTGATTCAATGCTAAATTTAAATCATGATGGCCGTTTAGAACATATAACAATTGAGAATGGGAAAAAAGAAAGATATTTGTCAAAGCAAATTTGGGATTATAGAAATATAAATGGCCTTTTAGAAGATATTCATCTTTCTTTGGAAAAATTAAACAAATATCACAGGTATTCAAATGAGTAGAAATATATTGTTGACAATGGATATTGATTGGGTAAGCGAACCAGTAATTAGGTATGCACTAGATTTCGTTAAGTGTCTTAACATTCCATGCGTTTTATTTCAAACGCACTATAGCGAAGTTATACATAATGAGCAATCTAGTCTTTTTATTAAGGAATTGCATCCTAATTTTTGTGAAAACAGTGATCATGGTAGTAACATTAAAGCAATCATTAACCACATGAACCAATTAGAGCATAGAGGCATTGTAATAAGAGCACATAAATACTATATGCCTGAGGATGCTGTTAGGGTTTATGGGAAGCTTGGGTTCCGTTTCAGCATGAACAATTATACCGATATGAAATATATTAAGCCTTATAAAATATTGGGAGATATCAATGAACTGAATACTTTTTTTGAAGATGGATTTTATTTGAAACAACAACTACCGTTAGATACAAACTATGTTTTGAAAAAAATGATTTCAGATGGAATTTATGTGTTTAATATTCATCCGATACATTTAGCCTTTAATGCTAACGAGTACTCATTGACTCGTAATTTCAAAGATAGAATGACCAAAAACTTTTACAGAAATATTGATGATGATTTTATTAAAAAGCACAGTTTTTATGGCTACGGTATAAGATCTTTTTTAACTGATCTAATTATTCAAATGAAAAAAAATGATTTTCAGTTCGTTAGTGTTACTGAGGTATTATTATGATCAAATGTGTTGTTTTTGATATTGGGAACACGCTTGTTTCAAAAAGTGGAAACAACAAAGTTGATCCGGTTTTAAAATCAGATATAAAAAGACTTAGAGAGCAAGGGCTGATTGTCGGGGTAGCATCAATGAGAACTTTTTCTTTATCAAAAATGATGTTACATGACATTGAATTTGATTTCTATATATGCTTAAGTGGATCTCAAGTTTATATTAATGATAGATTATACTACGATTTGCCTTCTGATTTTGAAGAAATTAGCCATCAATGTGTCATTTTTTATAGTGAAAAAGAGACATATGCTTTGAACGAGGAATGTGCAATCAAAGCAAAGGACAAAGGATTTGTTGTTGAAAAAGTAAAATCGAATCACACAGATTCTATATATAATATCGCTCTGGTAGATATTGACCAATCGGGAATTGAGCAGTACAAAAAGAGATATCATACAGAGTATTGGAGTCAGATTAGGGTCCTTGTGCTTCAAAACATAAAGACATCCAAATCTAATGCGATCAATATAATATCTGATTATTATAAGTTAAATAATTCGGAAGTTTTAGGGTTTGGAGACGGGCCTAATGATATTGGATTTTTGTCATCATGTGGCATATCTATTGCAATGGGGCATGATTACAAAGAACTAGTAGATTCCACAACATATTCAACAGAAACTGAACCAAATTTAGGTGTTTCAAAAGCACTAAGAAGACTCGAGATTATCAATGACAATGTAGTTTTATTTATTGAATCACTCAATGAAGTGGGGGGCATGGAAATCCATGGGAAGTATTTTGTTGATTATTTTAAAAATATCTCAAATTTGTATGTGATAACTCACAAAAACGATAGAAATATACTAGTTTTCAAAAATAAAGATTGGGTAAATGAAGAGATTTATAATATAGAGGAGTTTATTAAAGATATAGATTCTAGTAACACTATGATTTTCTTTAATTCGGGCCATTGGATTGGAGAAATGCAAAAAATAAAAACCAACACTAAGGACTCAGTTATATTTTATAGAACTGGTGGTAACGATATAGTTTCTGCGCCTTCCTTTGATGGCAATAACAGTGCACTACATAGAACTAGATATTGGAAAAACACTATAAATCATTGTGTAGATTTTTTAATAACAAATAGTCAATTAACTGAAACAAGGCTAATAGCTTTTGGGATTAAAGATAGCATACTTAAAAGAGTCGTTGGAGGCGTTGATTCAAAAAAGATTATTAGATACAAAGAGGATTTTCAAAAGAATAGAGAAGAGTTGTTGTTTGACAATAAAAAAACCAATTTAGTTTCAGTGAGTCGTTTTGAACCGTATAAAAGAATTGAACTTTTACTTAAAACTGTAGCATACTTGGATAATGAAACATTTCACTTATATCTTATTGGCGACGGTCCTTTATTCAGTGAAATTTATTTAAAATACCATGATTTACAAAATGTAACATTTTTAGGGAAGTTAGATCACGACAAATCGCTAAAATACATTTGCTCTGGTGATTTTTATGTTCAATTTAGTGGCGATACACATACAGACCTAAATGGTGTAAAATACATTCACACGGAAGGAATGGGGCGAACAATTCTTGAGGCAATAACAGCAAGAACCCCTGTAATAGCGACTAAATGTGGAGCATTTTCTGAAATTATTTCTTCTAATAATGGAGTGTTGATTGATAGTGAAGTACCAAAAGAGTTAGCGCAGAAAATTGTTGAAACTACTTCTATGAAATTTGATGGTGATATCAATGGACTTTATGATTATAACAATGTCTTCGATAATTATTTGAGAATATGGAGGAGAAATGGATAAGTTATTAATTGTAGCTGCAAAGTTATATAATGATCCTACCGGTGGCGGAGGGACTGTTGTAAAAAGTTTGATAGACACCTTCATAGAAGATTTTGAGATCGATTTAGTCCTATATAGAACATCCATGGAGGGGTTCTATAGACATAAAAACTTAAAAACACACTTTCATCCGATTTCTTTTAGAAATGATGATAAGTTTAAAAGACGAATATTGAATTATGAGTATAATTTTGAGTATTTATATAAGCAATATGACTTAAATGAATATAACAAAATAGTTATCATTCATATCAGTAAAATGTTTGGTTTGGAAAAATTAAAACCTAACATACTTGATAAAATAATTTTATTCCCTATGTTTTTGACTCCTGCATATAAACGTTCAAATGAAAGTATCCCATTAGAATATTCAGCGTTAGAACAAAGAGCTTTGGATGCTGTATCCAAAATAATTACTCCAAGTCAAAGTGAAAAGGATGACTTAGTTAATTTTTACAATACAGATAGCAACAAAATAGAAGTAATAAATCGTGGTGTCAATGAAGTTTTTTTTGGTAACCCAAAGCATAAACTCCAAAATCCATTGAGATTGATAGTTGTGTCAACTATAAAAGAGCAAAAGAACGTCATAGAATCAGTGCGGATTCTAAAAAGGCTACGGGATTTTGACCATGATGCACAATTAACAATCATTGGAAAAATAGAATCAAATAGTTTATATAATGATATATTGAACTATATTGAGTCAAATGATTTATCAGATAACACTATCTTGATTCAAGGCGTTCAGCAAATTGAACTAGCTATAGAAATGAAAAAATCTGATATCTTGATATTGCCATCTTTATGGGAGACTTTTGGCAGGGTTGTATATGAGGGGTTCTCATCGGGATTACCAGTGGTTCTAAGAAAAGAAATAGATTGTTTTTCAAACTTATATAAAGAGGACTTTGTTTTTCCTTATTCGACAATTGATGAAGCTGTCTTTTCGATTATAAAATTAAGCAAAGAATCCGAGAAATATCATGCGCTATCGCTAAAAGCTATTAAATTTGCAACTCAGTTTTCATCTTTGATTGAACGAAAAAGGCTAAAGGAGGTTATTCTGTGCAAGGATTAATCATATTGGGTACAAGACCAGAAGCAATCAAGTTAATACCTGTCATAAAACATTTAAGAAGATCAAACATATCCATTCTAGTATTATCAACCGAACAACATTCTAAAGCTGTTAACCAACTTTTTTTGGATAATAACCTCACCATCGATTTTAAGTTAAAAATAAGTGATAGCAATAGTTTATCAAACCAAATGGCATTTTATCTATCTGAACTTGATAAACTTATTAGCGATAAATCATTTGGTTTTGTAATGACACAGGGAGACACGCTTTCAGCTTACGCCGGAATGTTGTATGCGTATTTGAATAGAATTGATTTTATATATATTGAATCTGGATTAAGAACATACGATTTGTATAATCCATATCCTGAAGAAGGATTGAGGGTCATGATGAGTCACGTTGCTAAAGTAAATTTTGTCCCTACTTTTCAAGAAAAGGAATATTTACTTAAAGAAAATATAGATTCAAAAAAAATATTTGTTGTAGGCAACACCGGTATAGATTATATTTCTAGTCACATCAATGAAAATTCAATTCGAATTCAGAAAAACAAAGTTCTTCTTACCGTGCATAGAAGAGAAAACTGGAAAATGCTAGATGATTTCTTTGGTAAATTGGCTATTTATTTAGAAAAGAACCCGCACATTACAATGATTTATCCTATGCATTTTAACATTCAAATTCAAGAAATAGCCAAAAAACATCTATCAAATATAAGAAACATCACAATTTCTAACGCTTTAGATAGCATAGAGTTCTACAATCATCTACAAACTTGTGAGTTAGTAATTACAGATAGTGGTGGTCTCCAAGAAGAAGCAACATTTCTAAACAAAAAAATGTTAGTTATAAGAGACAAAACGGAACGTATATTTCGAAATCAAAATATTTGCAATATAGCGATCAATGATGATCAATTGTTTCCAATAATTGATGACATGCTTAAAACAAATAACGAAGAGAATGGTTTAAATTACGCATATGGTGATGGTAAAGCATCATCTAGAATAGTTGAGTGGATAGAAAAGGAGTATATTAAGTGAATATTACGATAATTGGGTTGGGGTACATTGGATTACCCGTAGCTATTAAATTAGCAGAATCTGGGTTTAATGTTATTGGTTATGAAATCGATGACAAAAGACTAGATAATATAAATAGAAGAGTATTTAATTCCCAAGAGAATGAGTTATATTCAAGATATGACAATATTAAGGATAAACTTTTTTTAACCAGTCAATTTCCACAATCAAATATTTACATTGTAACAGTTCAAACACCATTAGATAAACATAACAAAGCGGATTTGTCTTATGTAAAAAATGCACTTAAAACGGTAGGTAAAAAACTTAAGAAAGATGATTTAGTTATACTAGAATCTACTGTCCCGCCTAAATCAAATAAGGTTTTTGTTCAGTATTTATCTGAGGTATCTAATCTAAGTGATGATTCTTTTGATTATGTTTATTGCCCTGAAACAATTCAACCAGGTAATGTTTTTAACGAGTTAGAATCAAACTCTAGAATTATTGGCACAACTAGTCAAAAAGCATTTAAACGAGCCCATGAGATTTATTCTCATATCACTAAAGGAAAAATAACTCAAACTACATTTATTATGGCAGAACATATCAAAATAATGCAAAATGCATACAGAGATTATGAAATAGCATTTGCCAACGCATTATCAATGTACTGTGATGAGCATGGTATGAACACGTATGAGTTAATAGAACTCATTAATGATCACCCTAGAGCAAAAATATTATCACCAGGTATTGGAGTTGGAGGTCATTGTTTGCCTATTGATCCATTATTCATTTTAGAACAAAGTGAATTTGAACCGATTAGACTGGCAAGAAAAATCAATAACCAAAAAACTGAATATGCAATACAGAAAATACTAGAATCAAATTCTGGAGATGTGATAATTTTTGGAGCAACATATAAACCTAATTCAGATGATACAAGGCATTCACCTAGTTTGATAATTGCTAAGGAATTAATTAAACAAGGAGTTAATGTCTATTTTTGCGATCCAAATATAGAAGAAGATCAAATAGAAGGTTTCACTAATTTTAGTTTTAGGGAAGCATTGAGACAAAAATATTTAAACGTGATTGCTCAAAAGCACAATCACTTTTGTGAGAATAAAACTCTATTTGAAAATGAAAGAGTACTTGACTTTGTTGGATTGTTAACGTCAAATGATTAGAACAATAGATGACGAAGGCAGAGAAAACGGATAGTATCATTCGTAAAATTTCTCAAAGGTTGATTTTTAAATATAAATAAATGAGGTTTGAAATATGAGAACTTATGATTTTCATGGTTCGATTGAACTAACGGAAATAGGAAAAGAGATAAGAAGAATTTGTGCAGAAGAATCGATATCTTTCAAACTATTAACTGGATACGGATCCAGTAGCGGTGTATCAAAATCAAAAGTTGCCGCTATGAAGTCTTTGTCAAAATTAAAAAGAGAAGGTGTAGTTAAGGATTACTTTAGTGGTGATGTTTTAAGTAAATTGCAGACTTATGTTAATTCCTATGAATATCAAGTCAAAACAGAGTATGCTCAAAAGCTAAAAAAGGATAATGATTTTGGCAATGATGGAGTAATTTATGTTTTTATGAATGTTTGATTTTAAATCATCTAAGTAAAATATATTTCGCATTTTAGGAAATTTAAAACGGTGGTAAATATGAGCAATGAATTAATAGACTTCTTGAATAATATTGAAACTTGGGAGAGTGATGAATCGTTTCTTAGAGATGCGATTGTTTTGAGTAGCGCGAAATTACTAGCAAAATGCCACGAAGAGGTTGATCAGAACAATATAGTCATTGTTGCGCCATTGTTGCGTCAAGTTCAAGAAAACATTATTGTAATTTCAGGGTTAGTAGAAGGTGTATTAACCAGTAAAAAATTCATAAAAGGCCAACATAATCCTTCAAAAATTATGAAACAAATCAAAACTAAAGGGCTAGAAGTCAAAGAAAGTGAGTTTGATTTTTTTAATGAGTATCTCAAAGGAATCAAAGATATGCTTAATAAATACTCACATACTAATTTTGAAGGTGTAATGACACTCTTTACCAAACGATTTCAAGTATATGAAGCATAGCAATTCAACAGAATTATGATGAGATTTGTAATAAGTCTTATCGAAACACCTTTCTTGTTAATGGTGAATTATTTTTACAAACTAAATCTGGATTTACCAAAAGCAGAGAATTATCAAAAAGAACTCAAAGATTTAGGTACACTAAAATATATTACTAGACTTTTTCCGGAATCGATCAAAGAGTTCATTAATCAGTCTGAAGCACTAAAAGGATATTATCTAAATGTGGTAACTGACCTAAAACAGACACTCCAAGAATATAAAGAATTAAAACCGCTTTAGTGTCTGTTGCGTATATTATTAGTTTTTTTGAAAGGAGCAACCAGTGGCAGTAACTTGGAAAGTTAAAGGTAAAGGAATGTATGATGGTGAAAGAGTATTTTCGTCAGAATACTTCATAAAAAATAATTGCGTTTCCTGTGGGTGGGGAGATCCAGCTTTACAGAATAGAGATTACGTTGTAGACTTTATAACTTACAAAGAAAAATGGCTTAAAATGTACGGTCATGAAAGAAAATGGGGTTATCAAGGAATTCATCACTTATTTGAATCTCTTCAAAAAGGTGATTTTTTGTGGACGAGGTTAGATGGAGAATATTATGTTGCAAAAATACCCAGTGATCCAATTTCATTATTTCATTTAGATTACTCTCCCGAGGCTAGTAAATATGATAGTGTTGTTCAACTCAAAAATATAAAATGGGTGAAATGTGGAACAGAAGAATCGGTTCCAGGTTCAGTTTCATCTTTTACAAACAATAGAAATTCATTAGTAAGAATTGATAAAAGAGAATCTTTACAAAATGATATGACAGCAACAAGCATGTTCTCAAATAGAGTTATAGACCCAGATAATCAAGACCTAATTTTAGACAGAAGGATGATTCTTAACTTTTTAGGACCCTCGGGATTTGAGGACTTAATTGCTATTTGGCTATTTGATAGATTCAATTATTTTGTAATCCCATCGACGAATAAAAAAAGTACTCAGAAATATGAGTTTGTCATGCTTGATGGATCGAAAGAAAATGGTCATTATAGTAATAAAAAACGAATATATTTACAAGCGAAAAATGGCGAAGTTGATTTAAACATTAAGGATTATTTGAATTTACTAGAACAATCAGGTGATGAAGTATGGCTAGCTACATCTAGTGGTAAAGTTAATAATCTAGATGGGGAAGCACAACAAAATCAAATTGTTCGACTATGGCAGAATAAGGATTCATATGACTATCAATCTTTTGATCTGGAAGAATTGATAGATTTTGTCTTTGATGAAGTGAGACGTTCAATTTTACCTGATTCAATTATGACATTATTGACATTTTTTAGTAAGGATGATTAACATGATTGAAAGAATAGTAGAATTTTGTAAAATAAACCTTAACCTCAACAGTGTTGAATACTCAGAACCATACCAGTCCCTAGATGTATGTATCATTGATGTCGTGTACTCACTTAGAGCCAAATATTTTCAAGTTACTGTTCCTATAGTTCAAAGATATGCAGACAAATTCATGAACGGTGATAGGCTCACTAAAGGGTATACTCTTTCTGATTTAATGGATCACATAAATTCTTCTGGCGGTGCAAAGAAATTTGCAAGTGATATCCTTAAGAATAATCAACAAATAAGCGGTCGATTGAAATCTGAAATCTGTTATGAGCTTGCAAAGAAACTCAGACTTCTAAATATTGAAACGATAGAAGATTTCAATAGGTATGAAAACACTGAAATTTTGGAAATCATAATCCAATCTGTAAAAGGTATCGGACCTGCCGGTTTAAATTATTTGTTCATGTTAGCTGGTGATCCTAATAGGTGTAAGCCAGACGTTCATATTCATCGATTTATATATGATGCTATTGGCAGAGATGTAACTGATGAAGAATGTCAAACTCTTTTGACTGAGACTGTTAAAACGCTAAGATTTAGTTATCCTAATATCACTGTAAGAACTTTGGATTCGATTATTTGGAATAAATATCAAATTGAAAACAAGCAACGATTGGAGGTGTGAAGTATGAGTTTCAAACAGGAGATTACAGACTTAATTATTATGGCATCAGCTTATACAGGCAAGCCACTTACCCTAAAGGATTTTATGATTGTCTATCAACCACTTGGACATAAACCTCTCAAGTTGCCATCTGGGAAAATGGCTGTGTATACATTTGTATATAATGGAGATTTTTTGAAGATTGGTCAAGCAAATCAAAATAGTAATGCTCGGTATCAAAGCCATCCATATAATGTCGGAAGTGCCAAGAGTACTTTGGCTAAAAGCCTGCTAAAGGATCCATCTATGTCTAGCCTTGTGAATGCTAATAACGTAAATCAATGGATTAAAGATAACTGTGAAAGATTTGATGTAATTATTGATGCAAAACATCAAAAGGTTGCCTTGAATTTCATAGAAGGATTATTGCACTATAAATATAATCCAAAATATGAAGGTTGATTAATACTGTTTTATATAATATAATTTATATTACCTTGGTACAAAGGGTAATGCAGGAATAATCCTGTAAATAATTGGCGTAAGCCAGAAGGAGATACTTATGAAAAGTATTGAAGTTATTGTGCCAAGGAATTTGATTAAACAGTTTTATTTACATCCTGAACCGTATGGTGATGGTGCATATGTTGTTGATTTAGTCAACGGCATGTTCACAGATGTGTTTTATCGAGAAATGGGGGACTTTGTTACTATTACAAATGACAAAGAAATAATCTCATATCTCAAAACGAATTATGTGAAGCCAAAAAACTATTTTCTTAGAAACGGAGTCTTCTCGTTCCGAGATATAGAAAATGGTGATTCAGATCTTATTGAAGAATGGAAGAAGATCTCGCCCATTCATATTCAGATGGATTTACCTAAAGATCACAAGTTACCATCTGAATTCATATTCTGTTTTTATTGGATTGAAGTTGGCAAAGTCACAGTTGAATCAAACAGATTGACTCTTGATATTCACAAAAAACAATTTATCCAAATGATTGACATCGGTGTTGCATTGGATTTGTTACTAGAACATCTTAATCAAACGGACTCCCATTACGGGTCTTAAATTTCAACTACACTAATCGTAGAGTGCGTATCAAATCGTATTGATACGCCTCTACTTTCCGTGTAGAAAATAAGTGGGTTGAATTTTATGGTGATATATCATAGAATGTGAGCATATACAGGAGGTCAAAATATGGATTCAAAAGTGGTTGGCAAATTTATATCTGAATTAAGAAAAAACAATGGATTAACGCAGTTAGAACTAGCAAGTAAATTGGATGTCAGCGATAAGACAGTAAGTAAATGGGAAAGCGGAAGTGGATTTCCGGATATCAGTCAACTTCCCAAATTAGCTAAACTATTCAACATTACAGTAGATGAACTTCTTGCAGGAAAACATAGTGAGCAAATGTCGAACTCCAGTTTGCTGGAATCGGCTGTAAGAATTGGTGGTTTATCAGGGATAAAAGAATTAATTGCTAAAGGTGGCAAAATCACCAATCCAGATGAATTTAATAAGAATGTTATCGATTATGCTATAAAATACCAAGATATTGAACTCGTCCTATACTTGTTCGATAAGGCCCTCTTGAAAATAGTTGATCATAATATCATAACTCCGCTAGAGAAGAATAGTATAAATCCTAGACAATATTATCCTAACGGAGTTAAACCATCACCAAGCTATAGCCGAAGCGATGAAATTACTGAATTATTAATTCTAGGAAAACAATATGATAAGGTAAAAGATATCCTTTATAAAGAAAACAGACAGACCCTAAATAGATTAATGAACTCGCCTGCAAACAGGATGACAGGGAAACCGAAATCTCCAGCACATGAAAGAATATCTGTTATTTTGAGAAGACATCATTTAAAATTCTCAAAAGGATTCTTTGAAAAATGGCTACATAATTTTGACCCGGAAATGGTTTCTATTTTATGTGGCTTTGATATCGACTTGGCAGATAAAACCTACAAAGAAATAGCAGAAATAATAGGAAAATATGGAACAGAAGAACAGAAGGTTCAATTTTTTCAAATGGTTAATGCCTATAATCTTGAGCAACTCATACATAATGAAAACTCAAAAAAAATGTATTATTATGAACTGAAGATGGGTTTTACTGAATATCTTCCGTGGATGATTGATATGGCAATGGACAATGAAGAAAATATTAAAAATATTGTTTCTTGGTCATCTCCGATCAATATTGATTATGATCAATTTACAAAAATTGCAAAGATATATGGAACGGACATATTTTCAAATCGTTATGTACAATACATTATTCCTTATAAATTGAAAAACATAAAAAAGACAGAAAGTGTAGATTATATATCAAGTTTATATTCAAAATCATCATTTGAAAAGTTTCCTATTCTAGAAATTATCCAATTATCAGGTTCTATAAGAGACTTAGAAGATGATATAATAATCTATTGTCATATGAATGATCGCAGTTACCTGTATAAATCTCGAGATGAATATACCACATACACATTAAATGATGTGTTTCACGAAGGAAATCCAAGATTGAAGAAAATATTCGATTTCTATATTGAAAGAATAAAACCTCTAAGAGAAATTGAAGATGCATATTTGGTAAAAGAAGCGACAAACATCTTAGAGCAAATCGTTATTTCTTGCTCAAACCATGTGCTAGATGAAGTGATACTCTGCTTTAGCACGCCAGTACAAACCACTGTTATAAATAGATTCATCGAACAGGAAAACGTTGCTGCTTCGAGAAGATTTTTAGAACACCCAGATACTGAAGCGAATTGGGAAAAAACTGCTATTGAAAACATAGCAAAACGGAAAGAATATCTGATTCAGATAGTTGACCTTTTAAATGATGATGTTCTTGATGAAATACTAAACCATCATTGTGCAGATGACGACTTTGAACTAATGAAATCATTAATCGATCATGGAGCCATGTTTCTTACTGAATATTCAGAAAACAAAACAGATGGTTGGGACGAACCATATACAGCATTAGTCGTAAAAAGAGATCCAAAAAGGACTGCTATCATGCGAGCTATGCTAAAAAAGATATAGAAGAATAACACATACAAAAAAGAGCCTACTTAATTTCAGTAGACTCTTTCTTCATATTCGAATCATTTTTTGCAAAATAATTGTGCATTAAGTAATCAAAAAGTGTATATGAAGTACCAATTGATTTATACATATCCACATTTTCTGACAATATTGTTTTATAGGAAATTGGTTCAATCAAATTAATGCCAAACTTATGAAAATCAATTTTTGCTTTTTTAATAAAACTTAAGTTTTCTTTGAAATATGCCCCTGCAAGATTTCTATTTTGATCCTCATAAAACAACAAATTTCCAAACCATATTTCATAGTCATTGAAATCTGGAATGTCATCATATATGTAGTTATGAAACTGATAAGGACTTGAACTTTTCTTGTATTTACCTTTGTTAATAGCGATACTGATAATTTGTCGTAGATTTTGAGAAATACCAGCCCCATAAGTCAAAGTTTCATTTTCTTGTAGTTCTTCATAGATTTGAATATATTTTTTTACTGTGGTCAACAGGCCATTCATTCCATGGCTTTCTAATTGATTCAAATATGTTTGGCTGAAACAAAATTTGCTATCAGAATTAGGTTCGTCATGTTTGCATTCTAGAAAAAGCAGAACTTTTGCACTTGAACTTATTAGCAAGAGATCAATTGGAGAAACGATTCTTTTCCCAGAATTCCATTCAAAATGAACTTGATCAAAACCTACTGAATTAACTTTAAGATGATTAACATGATTGAATTTTCTAAGAAGAGGATAGAAAAAGTTATATGCTAATCGATTTGAAGTTTCATTAAAGAATTTGTCTACTATACCGGGTTTAAATAATCCTCTTTTGAAAAAACCATATTCTAAAATAGATTGTTTATCGAAAGAATCGAAGATTAGACTATCAATACCATATTTAGAATCATCAACTATATCTTCGTGTATGTTCTTAATGGTTTTATATTGCTGAAGGATAAATTTATTACTCAAATGTATCACCATTCTCTCGTTGATTATTCGTTTTTACATTTATAATATTATAACACAAAAAACAAACGATTAATCATGAACTTCCAGTGCAATAACGGTTTGAATTCATTTTGAATCATGGGATCCTATATATGGGGTGCGTAAATTTCCGCAAAGGTGCGCATTTGTATTAAAATAGGTCATGCAATCCATATTAGAATAAATTAGCTTCCAAAAATTGGAGAAAAGGTATTCTACAAATACTACTCTGATGAAGGGAGCTTTTTTTATGAAAATGAAACTTATACTTTTACTGACATTTCTTGAAATGTGGAGTATATTTTCTAAATAGTCTTTCATAGTGTGATCAATTTTATTACTATGTTCCTATGGGTATACATTTTAATGACTTTATTAATATTGACAAAGTGAACAATATGAACTATATTAGTAATTAGAGTTCATATAATGGGAGAAAA